CGTGAATCCTGTTTATGGACGCCGAAAGGGACCTTCGACCCTGTGGGACTTAGATAGTGCCTTACTTGTGTAATCTTAAGCGTGGACCGACATATCTTGAACTGAAAGGGTGGTCACCAGTAAACAGCTATTTTCGGGAGCCTATAAGGCTGTTTTACATGGGATCGTTAAAACACTAGACCTCAGACCCGTTATTAGGTACTCATTTGCACGGACCCCAGAGGATAAGAGAACGGAAATTCCCTATCTTAGAAACTGGTGTCAGTTTGGTTCGCGCCGGTCTACCTCCTTGTGAAAACGAAAAGAGGAAGACAGGCTCTTCGTAAGAAGATACCGTATTCTGACAAATCAGACACGCGCCCTACTACACTAAATACACATTATGATCAATAACATGCCATTCAGAGCGTCTCAGACGCAGTATCAGTTACCGAATCACCCTCTTTTTTCTTCAATAGATTGGTCCCGTGTATCGTCCGGTGATTGGGCGATTATCAACCCCAACGACGAACACTCGATCATGTATCTCAATGAGGTAGAATTCTTCAGTCTTACTAAGACTGTTCTATCTCGAGATAAAAAACTTCGAGTATTAGCGCAGGCTAACTCTTCTCCGGAAGGGAAAGGTGCGACTGTTCCTTCATCTACTTCTTCTCCAAAATCAACCCCTTTAGGTTATGTAAAACACAACACTAAATTGTTCAGTAGTAGGGTCTTAGATGGTCTGAACGTTAAGATGCGCGACCTGTTGATCCCTCTGGACAAAAGAAATTTTGTGCAGATAATCACCAAATGGGGAAGGACCCTCTATCGGTGGTTAGCAAAGAACCCAAATCAGACACGTTTCAATACGGACCTACTTCTCTTTGCCTCGAGATTGCTATTAATCATGCGAACACAAGGGAGGCTTTCTCTCGTTAAACGGATGAAGATCATATTATTTACTATTAATTCTTATGTAGCTGGGAATCGTCTGGTATGTACTAGAGCCCTAGGGGCTCCACTGTCGATGTCTGCGGGTTTACCCACTATCTTACCATCCGGTGTACGACACCAAATCCGGGTTGGTAATCTCACTACTATAAGATTATATGCCTCTATATGTAACTCGTATAAGGCATTCCTGATCCCTGACTGCTTGCCTGACTTCTCGACGATCGGTGCCCCGGCTTTTACTGGGGATCTAACCGAATGGCAAGAGTTTTGCTACGAATTCATCGGCTATGCTTATGAACACTATGGTCGAAGGTTCAATAAGCCAGCTCCTAAGCCTGATCTCTGGGCCGAACCTCTGCCTATTAATAAGGCAGGTCCGAACCACCAGATCTCACTTTATGGAGCCGCGATGGATACGTTTGCCTGGGAAATGGAGCCTGTAAATCATTTAAGAAGATGGATGGAACTCACCTCGAATCACTTCATTTTACGTCTCTATGAGTCCGTCAATTCACTCTACCAGGCTCACATGGATCCTCTAGAGGACGGATCCAACCTCGTAGACTCATTTAATGCCACCAATCCTGCAGGTCCCTTACTGGGTAAGTTCGGGAATCCTATTACAGGAGAGGGGATAAATGAGTTGGTCCCTCCTCACGGGCCTCCCCAATTGGGGAGACTCGCTCTGAAGGTCGAGGCAGCTGGTAAAGTACGAGTTTTCGCTATTGTTGACTTTTGGACCCAATCATTGATGAGACCTTTGCATAAATGGATATTCCAAATTCTTAAATCATTCCCTTCCGATGCCACGTTTGATCAAACAGGGACATTGAAATCTTTTATTGCTAGAGGTTATAATGAATTTTATTGTT